AAATGGTCCATCAGAGTAAATTGGTTCAGTCCCATTTCTTTGTGGAATTGGTACATATGGTATGTCTAAAGAATCTAAAACAAATTGTGACTCGTAGTTAGGAAAAAAATATTTTGATTCCTGTGAATTGGCAACTAAACCAACCATTACTAAAACAAGAGAAAGAAATAAGTTTTTCATAGGACTTGATTATTTAATTATTTCTACAAATATACACAAAATATTCGTCTATACAAACATATTTATAAATAAAATATTTTATTATGACAAAAATAGTTAGACTAACTGAAAATGATTTAGTTAAAATAATCAAAAAAGTTCTATCTGAACAAGAGACTCAAACGACAACTCAACCTACTGGTACAACACAAACTACTGGTACAACACAAACTACAAATCAAAGTCCTGACTTATCTAATTTAGGTATAAAAACACTTAATGGTGGAATTAAAGTCGTTGAGGTTCCTCAAAAACAAAGTCGTGATATTGAAAAAATTGCTAAACAAACTGGCGATAAAGTTTATGGTGTAGGTAAATATGAGATAATGAGTGAAGTGGGTGGAAATTATCCAGAAATGCTTGTAGTTAAAAAAGAGGCGTATCAAAAATTATTATCAGACAAAGGTATTACTGTTGTGGAAGGGGAACATTGTTCTGAACCAAAATGGACAGGTAAAAAAGATAAAAATAATCCTACCGGTTGGGTATACACATTTAAGGCAGGTAATGATTCTTCTAATTACGTTGTTAAACCATTACCATGGAATTTATTTAATAAAATACTTAATGAAAGAGGAACACCAGGATGTCCTGACGATAGAGTGAATAGGCACATTCATCCTAAAGTTAAAGGGGATTATTCAGGAGGTAATTTTATGGACTCTGATTACAGTCAAGCCTCAAAGAATTTCTTTGATAACCCGAATTCAAATCAAGCTATGAATGCTTTTTGTAGTGGTTTAAAGCCTACAAGTTTTTATCGTATAAATGGTTTTCCAGGTGTATCTGCGAAATGTACTGTATTTGTTGATGGTAACGAAGATATGGAACGGGTATTTTCTACAAATGATTATATAAGGATTCAAACTATCTAATTAAAAAACCCTCTAACGAGGGTTTTTCTTTTTACATTTAACATCAAAACACATGTAACCTTCAGTGGTTTCATTATTAATGTCATACTCAACTAACATATTAACTGATTTATTATCATTTTTGTAAACGACTACAACACCTTTAAAACCTTTAGTATCGACACATTCAAAAGAAACTAAAATATCGTTTGATGGATTTTTGAATACCTCAGTGATTACAAAATTAAACACCACACCCTCACCATTTTTCATAGTTAAAGATTTATTGTCGACATCAATAGTGTAAACAACTTCCCCCTGACCAAGAGTGGTGTATGTGATTAAACCATTTTCCAATGATGGAATAAAATTAACTTCTTTTGGGTGTTGAAATTTTTGGATAGTATCAGTTTTTACAACAAATACTTGTGAATTGGCAACTAAACCAACCATTACTAAAACAAGAGAAAGAAATAAGTTTTTCATAGGACTTGATTATTTAATTATTAATACAAATATATGCAAAATATTCCTCCACACAAATATATTTATAAATAAAGTGAACTTTGTTCATAAACTTTAAACCCACGTTAATGGATAATGACAAAAATGAAACGAATTCTAAAGGAAAATGTTGCCACTTACTGCCTTATGCTCGCAATGTTTTTCAACCCACTAGGATTCGACATAATGTTCAAAGCAATTTTAGACTACACAAGTTCTTATTGGATTACCACAGGAATTTTTTACTGTATTTCAGCATTGTTATTTGGGTTGTATTTCTTATTACGAAGTAAAAAATGAATATCAAAAAACTTATCAAAAAAGTTCTTACAGAATCGGTGGAAAAACCACTTATTTCAGAACACCTTAATTATCATATAACAAATGAAGTTCCCTTGAATGATAATATCTTCAGATTTGGTTCAGAAGAGTTCTTTAATGTTATTAACGAAGCTCGTGAGTTATATTACGAAGGAATGGTTGAATTAAATGAAGATGATGTTGAACTTATTGAATCTGATTTTGGAACACAGGTTAGATTATCAAGTGGTAGAGTTATTTACTTGGATACTCCTATGGAAGAAGAATTTATTTCTGAGGCAGAACATAACGGAAAAAAAGTTGAACTTGGTAAACCAAGAAGAAATAGTGGTGGTGGAAAGAAATATGTTGTTTATGTAAAGAACCCATCAACAGGTAGAGTTAAAAAGATTTCATTTGGTGATGTTAAAGGTGGTTTAACTGCTAAGGTATCTAACCCTAAAGCTCGTAAATCATTCGCTGCAAGACATCAGTGTTCTAAAAAGAAAGATAGATTAACTGCGGGGTACTGGGCATGTAGACTCAATCGCTTTGGTTACCTCTGGGGCGGTAAAACTTATCCAGGATTTTGGTAATATGAAACCGTATAAAGATAGAAAACTAACAGAAACCTCAAAGATTAGAGTTTTTAAATCCAATATTGATAGTGGTGAACTACAATGGCATCGTGATAGAGAAGATAGATTGATTGAAGTGGTACAAAGTGATGGATGGAAATTTCAAATGGATAATCAACTACCTATAGAGTTAACTGAAGGACAAGTATTATTAATCCCTGAAGGAACTTATCACAGAATATTCAGAGGAACGTCTGATTTGGAATTAAAGATTGATTTTATTTAGTAATTCTATCAACGATTAAATCCATAAGTCGTTTTAAGAAATTACCTGAAATTGTTATTAATCCAAATGCCGATAATGATTTAACCAACATTTCAGTATCTTTTATATCCCATATACCTTCAGAGACAGCGTCATATATCATTGGTATAATTGGAACCAAGAATGCATAACTTAACATATTTGTCACACTGAATGCTGATAAATTCAAACTCTTTAAAAAACCTACCAAAACAGTTTTAAGTTGATTAGCTTTAATTGCTCCCAATTTAAATGGTTCTTCAAGTCCGTCTTCTTTAATCTTTTTAATAATTGATTTGGTAAAACTTCTTTCTTGGAAGAATATTACTGACGCAATACCGGCAGCAATCAATGATGAATCTTTTTCTGTTAACTCTGGTACTTGTCCATTTAACCATTGCATAATTGGACCCATAAACCCTCCAATTGCAGCACCCCATGTAAGCATCATCTTTAAGTTTATTGAAGCATGTGATTTAGTGTCTTCAACAATCTTTTTAGTTAGTTCAACACCATCTTCTTGAACTTCTTTAATCCTATCATTTATTGCTTCAAGGATAATTTGCTTTTGAGATTCTTTAATTATATATTTCATTATATTTATAAATATATGAGTAAGAAATTAAATCCTGAACTTAAACCTGATGATAGAATTGTTGTCATTGAACTATTAGGTGAACCTCAATTATCTTTTGGTGATAGAGGAACTGTTAAAGGAATTCAAAAAGGACCTGGATTTGTTCAGTATGTTGTTAAATGGGACAATGGGTCAAGTCTTTATTTATTGGATGAAGATAAATGGATGTATGAATCTGAGTTTGATGAAATGAGAGAAAGAAAAAGAAAAAAAAATATTCAGGAAAATAAATCAACTGATTTAACACTACATGCGATGTTAGTAAAACATTTCAACATGTTGTATTTGAAAAAATATCTAAATAAATTAAGAGAGTCTAGTGTTGTTAATATGCTTGCGGCGTCACCATATCTTTATATGGGTAAAGAAAGATTAGCTCACGAACACAAGTATAATGATACTAATGAAGCATTTGATGAATTACTAGATATGGCTAATAAGGCTCAAGGTGAAATGGTAAACGGAGTAATCAGTATAATTGAAGACGAAAATAAAGAAGTAACCGTAGAAAGAATCAATGCTTATTTAAGAAGATACTCTCCAAAAATTATTTCATTTTACTCAAATTACTTTTAAAGTAAAAACAAAGGATTTCTCTCACCAAAGTGTCCACCAACAATGTTGTAGTAGTAATATTCTAAAGCATCTTCATAAGACATATCTTTTTGTAATGACTCAAGTATTTTATCACGTGAATAAAGTATTCTTATACCATTACCAAACTCTTCAACAACTCCTGTAATACAATCATCAAATCCGTCTAATAGAATTGCTCCTTCAGCTAATTCTTCTACTTCTTCTTTTGTCATTTGTTTTTGTATTCTTTCAGTGTGATTCCTTCGGTGTCTTTATCACTAATCTTAACTTTAAAGTTAAATCCTCTCATGTATTTTGTGATAATATCTTTCACTTCTTCTACGGTATCCCATTGAATACATCCTTCGTGTTCTTTTGAATATTCATTATCTACTAAGTAGTTAACGATTGTTCCACTTTGAAGTGTTAAAAATCCGTGAGCGTATCCTTTTGGAACATATACCGATTCACCTGATGTTAAAATGAATGTTTCTAACTTACCGAAGTCTTCACTGTCTTTATCTAAGTTGATAACAAAATCAATTACTTTTCCTTGAATAACTGAAACTAATTTGGATTGAGCCATTGGGTCATCTTGATAATGTAATCCACGAAATACAAATATATCGTCGTTTATACTAATGTTTGATTGAACCCACTTGTCAGAAAGTTTAATTGGTGTAAAAGACCCACGATGGTCTTTAAAAACTGGTTGTAATAGTTGATAAGGTTTTTCCATGTGTAAAATATAATAAATTAATATTATTCAATCAACCATATATTTATCTAGAAAACAATTATATATGAGAAACGCATTTTTTTTGAATATTACTAAAGAAGAAAAAGAATCAATACAAGATAAACACAGAAGTCAATATGATGGATATGTTACTCGTGGATTTAACACACCAAAAGAACAAATCCTTAATGTTGAAAATTTGGCGTTAGATGAAAAAGGAATTACCGTTAATAATAAAGGTGATGTAACCGAATATAGAAACACCAATATTAATCAAAAACTTAAAAAAGTTTGTGAACAATGTACTGGATTATATGAAGGTGATATGTGTGAACAATGTTCATCCATGAAAGAAGGTGAAATGTGTGAGCAGTGTGGTGGTGGAATAAAAGAGGGTGAACAATGTGAACAGTGTGCAACTAAATCATATTCTATGGAAGAAATTGAAGAAGGTATTAAAGTAAAATCAAAGGCTTATTTAGTACAAGAACAAATCAATGAATCACTTAAGTGGTTCAAGAAAATCATTTAAGGAAATGAAAATTAAGGAAATCGTTGATTACTATTACAATCCAAAATCTGAAATTATACAAGTTAGTTTTAGATTAAAAGAGGACGGTGAAGACGAAATAAGAGAACATGAATTTGAACTGGACTTTGTTGAAAAGTCTGGTTTTTTCATTTTGGAAAACTATGATTACGAATCAAGTGATTTCCCTATTATATATGAAGAAGATACTGACGAATTAATTATTGATGAAGAAGCGTCAGATGAAAAAGAATACGAAGTTGATACCGATGAGTTGAAGAATTTTATGGAAGAATTCTACACATCAAACCCAAAGAAAATTCCACCATCGTTTTTGTTCTAATAACTCCACTTTTTTTATCGGTAGTGTTATATTTATGTAATAATGACACAAGACGTTGATTACATAATTTCATTGATTAAAGAATTAACTACTGATAATAGAAAAAAAGGTAGTAAAGATGAATTAGGTGAACAAGATGCCGCTCCTGCTGGTGGAGGAGGTAATACTAATAAAAGAGGGTCAAATTGGAGTGAATTATATGTGACAGTCAGAGGACCCGCAAACATGTTAGGTAAGAAGGGTGAGAAATGGGACTCAGGCGTTAAACGTGGTTCGGCAAATCAAGTTTGGTAAATATGAATAATAATCAAAAAGAAATATTAGAAAGAGTTTTGTTGATGATGAAATATGACTCGTCAAAGACATTGAATGAAAATACTCAGTTAATAACTGAACAATATACTTGGCCGACTATTTTACAACAAGGTTTAAACTTATCTAAAAATAATACATTTTCAGGTCCTGAGTGGGAAACTTATTTAAATGGATTAAAGGCAACTACTTTACCTGATTTAATGAAAATACAAAAAGGATTTTCAGATGCAGGGTATGGGGCAATAAGTCCTGATTTTGGTTTACAAGGATTTAATAAACCAAATCCTACACCAGCATCCATAGTTTTGGAAAATGATATTTACGTAAAATCTCTCAAAAATTACGAGAATAGAAAATCTAAAGGATTGAACGCAGGTATTAAACCAACAGGGCCTCAGTCAACGTTAATCCCTGATATCCCCCCCCAAAGAAAAAATTTATTTGGAAAAACATCAGGTCAATTATTAGATGAACTTCAAAAACAAAGAGCGTCCGCTCAACAAAAAAAAACAAAACAAAATGCAGTTGCTTCAGGATGTTTTTTTAATAATAAAACTGAAGGAGATGCGTTTAGAGAGTGGTTTAATAATTCTTACCCAAAGTTAGCTCAAAAAAATCAATTAGATAGAAGTGGAGCATTTTGTAATTCTTATATTAATAAGGTTGCAAATGCGACATTTAAAGAAGGTATGTCTAAAGGTAAAAAAGTTTATGATGTTTATCTTAATGTAAAATCTCAACAAAATGCCGTGTCAGGTATTGTCAAAGATAAATCAAATGGGATGACAAACATAAAAATTACTGGTAAAATATCAGAACTTGCACAGCAATATATGGATAATGTTTTTGATTTCTCAAATTTCCCAAATGAGTTACCATTAACACAATATAATAAAACGACAGGTGATTATGGAGGTTATAAATTTAATTATTGGACTGAACCGAAAACAAAAATAAAAGTATATATACAGGGAAAAACTAAATACGAAGTTTTAGAAGAATTAATTGATTTATACGAATTACAACAAGAAAATAAAAAAAAGGATGAATTAATTACAACAATTAATAATAGTCCATTAATTAATCAATTATTTACTAAAGAAGCAATTGATTACGCACTTGAAAATTGTGATGAAGAAGGTGTTTTATCATTTTTTGAAGAAATAATTAATGGAACAAAGAAAAATAAAAGTGGTGACATTGTTGGAAAATATTATAGAAATTCTAAAGGACAATCCTATATGGCAAAATGGAATTCACCAAAAATACCTTGTGTAACTCCGTTTTGGAGGGACTACGGAGTATATATTCAATTAGGAGGTATGGTAGCAATTTCAATATTATCAGGTGGTTTAGGTTTAGGACCTTCTGCAGCAATATTTCTTGAGTTGGCCGCCGATACGGCACTTAATTTATATTCTTTAAGTAAAAGTGTTGAAGCACAAGATGATGATGCAATTAAACTGGACTTGGCGTATGTCTTTTTACCTTTATTAATGGCGTCAGGTCCTGTCAGAGCTGCGTTAAAATCCGCAAAATTTGGTGATGAAGTCATTGAATCTGTTGAATCGCAATTAAAATCATTACCACCTAATGCGACCAAAACACAAGTTGATGACTTGTTAAAAAATATGACACCTCAGGAACAAAGAGTTATTAAAGAACTTGGTACTGAAGAATATAAAGATGTGGTTCAAAAGGCAAGTAAAGATGTGGTGGATGGTCTTAATAAAACTGCTAAAGCACCAATAGGCCGAAAGATATCTAATCCTTTAATTAATATTTTAGTTTATGGTGCACCTGCTGGTGTTTATTTAGTTAAACAAGTAAATAAAATAGATGAAATATTAAAAAATAGAGGTAAGAAAGGATTAACTCAGGAAGAACAAGAAATTTGGGCGATGGCTCTATCATTTTTAAATGGTGATGACAGAACCGAATTTGTTAATTCATTAAATAATTTAAGTGATAAAGATTTGGATGAGTTAGTTTCAAATCCTAAAATTCAACAATCAATACAAAAACAATATTATACTGAAACAATAAAAAACGAAGAAGATAGAAAAAAATCGGCAGAAGAATTAATCAAAGAAATGCGTAAAATAATGGAAGAATCTGTTAAAAAAGTAGAAGAATCTAACACTGAGATAGAATTAATTGTATTAGATGAACCCGTTATCAAATAACCCTATATTTATAATAAAAAAAAACAATTGTTATGGAAAAAGAAATTTTATATGAGATAAATAGATTTAGAGAAATTTTAGGATTACCACTTTTAAAAGAATCCGTTGGTGGTGGTATTATTGATGAGTTTTTAACTCTTTTTGGTAAAAGTGCCGATGACTTTGAAGATTTGGTTAAAAATGGTTCTACTGATATTGCAAAATCGCTTAAAAATAGTTTTGATGAAATTGCTCAATTACCTGGAGGTAAAACTATTGACGATATATTAAGTGATATTAGAACAGGTAATTTATCTGATGAACTAGCCTCTACCATCGCTGAGAAACTTGTAAAGTCAACAAATCAAGAAGTTAGTCAAAAAATGGCTAACGCATTTATTAATACAAATCCAACTCTTAAAAAGTTGTCGGCTGAGATATCATCCCCAAATAAATTTGCAAGTGCTAATGATGAAATTAAATTAGATGAATTGTATGATGAATATTATATTAAAATTGATAATTTGGGTGAGTCACAGGAAGTCAAAGATGAGTTATTAGTATTATTATGGGTAAATTACAAAAATAGAAAAGATATTATAAATGCACCAAATTTTGTTCCAGATGTAGTTCAAGACGTTACAAAAGTTACTACCACTACAGTTACTAAAGAATTTACAGGATTATTGGATGAGTTCGGTGAGTTATCAGAAGATACAAAAATAATTGTAAACGATTTGGCAACCAATCTAAAGGTTGACCCTACGGTTTTACAAACAAAGGCGAAAAATTTTATTAATCAATATAAAAATTTAGATATAACACAATTAGAAACAAAATTGGCGGAATCACAAACAAAACTAAAGAAAATTTATAGTGAATCAAATGAGGTGGGGAGACAAGAAATAAAACAAAAATGGGACTTTTTTAATAGTTTTCTACCAAAACTTAATCTTACTAAGCCAGTAAAGGCGGCTTTGACAGTATTAACTATTGGAGTGATTATTGCCAGTTATGTTGGGTTAGATTATTTTAGTAAAACTAAAGAGGAAGCGGAAAACCTTTTAAAGGGTTTAATTACTTCTTGTCCAAACAACAAAATAACTGTTGACCACGTCCAAACTATGGGTTCTGATGACGGTTTTGATGAATATTACGCTAAAGTAGTTTATGACGGAAATTTAGAGTCAGTTAAACAAAAAGAAGGTGCGTTTTATCTTTCTAAAAAGAATGCTATAGGTGAGGAAATTCAAATTAATTGTGGAGACGCAAAACTTGCGGATAAGACAGTTGAAGAAATTGGTGGGGTTAAATCTGCGAAAGATACTACTCTTACAACAATGACTAAGGCTAAAGCAATTGAAGCTATTAAGAATAATGGATATACTGAACCTATAACATTAACACCTGATGAAGAAAATAAAACAGAATATGCGTATACTGATGCCAGTGGATTAACAGGTACTGCCAAATTAACAGATGGTAAAATTATAGTTACATAACATATGATTATATTAGAACAAACCCCAGCACAAGAAAAGCTTATTGCTAAATATAAAAAAGAGGGATACAAGTCATTAACACAAGCTGAGTGGAAAAAAAAGAAACAAAGTGACCCAAACGGAAAGTTTCAAAATGTTGAAACCTTTTTTTATGGTTATATTGCATCTGCAACTCCACCGACCCCAAAACCAGTTGAAACTGAAAAAGAAAAAAAAGACGTAAAATCTTATAGTGAAGTAAAATTACCATTTACAAAAACTTCAGAGAGTGATGCGTTTAGAGCTTGGTTATTATCAAAATTTCCTGATTATGGAGATAAAACAAAGATGGGTAAGTTGTCGATTGACAAAGCTCCATCAAAATACAAAACGTCAAATGCTCTTAAAAACGCTTATTTTGATAAAGGTGCTGAATATGTGAAATGGGTTGCAGGTGGTGGAAAAGTTGATAGTAAAACATTTGCAGTCACTGATGGAACATATATACCAACTGGTGAAAAAGACAAAGTAACTGGTGATGAAATAAAAACTAAGAAGATAAAAAGAATGGGATGTAAAAATGTTGGTGATACTAGCAGATTTAAAACCCTATCCTCTGACGATTCTCAAAGAAATGACTTTGTTAGAGATTTTTTATCGTGGTGGAAGAGAAAATTCAATAAGATATTTTTTGTATCGGATGGTAAATGTGGTATGTATCCTAGAACGGTATCCAGTTGGATTTATGGTGTTTTATATGATGAAAACGGTGATGAGTATTACGCATGGCAAGATGAGAATATAAATAATCTTGCAAATGTTAAAGATACAACTGAAGAAGGAGATGATACCACTTATTTTGATATGTGGTTAAAAGATAGAGAGTTAAATATAAGAGCCCAAGAAGAAAAAAGAAAAGAAATCCAAAATAAATACGGTGATAAAAACGAAAAAGAAATATCAGTTGTTAAAGATTTTGAAGGTCTTAAACTTGCGGCAGGTAATGCCAAAATTAACCCTACCAGACAAAATTGTAGAGTATTATTTCAACAAACAAAAGGTTACAATAATACTGACAAAACTATTAACGCAACCATTGAAACTTGTAGGTCAAAATTCCCATTGATGGACATACCTGAAAGTCTTGAAAATAAAATTACAGGAAAATTAAAACTAATGAAAGAAAATAAAAGTTTAAGTGAATCTATAACTAATAAGATTAAATCAAAGAAATATGAAAAAACTTTGGGTGGTCTATCAGAACAGTTCAACAAACAAAATTACAGAAAATTCTTTGATACGTTAACTAAATTTAGAAATAACAATATCAACGAAGCAACAAATTCAGAATTTGAAAAATCATTTGATGTTATTTTTCAAGGAAAAGAATCTGAATTTAAAAACAGAGCAATAGAATATATTTTAGGTAAATTGGAAGTTTCACCATCGTCTGAACTTGGTAAAAGTATTAAATCAGAATTAGATAGAGTACCAGCTAAAGATATGTTTAGAAATGAATATGATGTCCCTGAGGCAATATCAAAGGCTATTGAGACATCTTCACAATCAAATAATGGTGAACAAACAGGATTAAAAGGTATTGTATCTCAATCAATTAAATTTGACGATAAACAAATCAAACAAGGTGTTAGACAACATCTTCACAATTATATCGAAGGAGTTAAAGATGATATTAAGTCTTTGGAACAAAAATTAAAAAGTTCGATAGTTCAAGGTCTTTAAAAAGACTTTTGATATTCAGTCCAAACTTTTTGTAAAGATTGACCCACAGAATCCGAAAATATAGTAGGTTCTGTGGGTTTTTTCATTAACCTCATATTGGTCTCACCCAATAACTTGTCCCCTTTATTCGAATTACACGTTATACAACACGTAACTAGGTTATCCCATGTATTACCCCCACCTTTTGATTTAGGGACGATATGGTCTATTGTAAGGTCTTTTTTGTTTCCACAATAAACACAAGCATTGTTGTCACGTCTCATGATTCTATGACGATTAACACGAATACGTCTACGAGTGATTGATACGTAGTTTAAAAGTCTAATAATAACGGGTCTAACAAGTTTTACAATACCACATACGACTGGCTCGTCAGATGATTTAACAACCTCTGCCTTCCCTTTATAGACTAAATTAAACCCACGATTAAACGATGTCACATTTAAGGGACTATAATCTGAATTAAGAACTAATACTCCATTCATAATCACAAAGATATTAATAAAAATTTATTGAGACAAATTGAATTTACCAATAAGTATTATTATACTTAAATTGTTATGTCGGAAAACAAAATACAAATATCAGAAAAATACAAAGATGATGTTAAGGGATTGACTCATGATAAACTTATATTAGTTCCTTTGGAGGTATTAGAAAGTTTATATGACTTCTATACATGGAAAGAATTTGTTTCAAATCCAAACTTTATAGAAGAACAATCATCTCCAATCATTAAAAAATATGATAAAGTGAAATTTTCGTTTGATGACGAATGGGACAATTATAGTGGAACACATTTTGGATATTAATTATGTTTGTAATCGTTAAATTTATAAAAAACAAAAAAGGAGTTGAGATGCCAGTCATCCTTCTAAACATCCATGATGAAATCTTGGAGTTTAATACCTATGAAGAAGCTGAAATAACAAAAGAATTATTTGAGAAAAATTCTGATTCAGGTCATAAGTATATTGTCAAAGAACTTTAATATTGTCACAAATTTAATCTATATTTGTGACAGATAAATGCCTTCGTAGCTCAGTAGGATAGAGCAACAGATTTCTAATCTGTGGGCCAGGGGTTCGAATCCCTTCGGGGGTACTATTTAAAAAGGGTAAATTTTTACCCTTTTTTATTTTTACTAATATTTATCAATTAGTGATATAAAAATTTAAAGAAAAAAACGGTGAAGGAAATTATACCAACAATTATTACATCAGTAACATCTATCATTATTGCATTAATTACCGCAGGGGTTTTTAACATGATGAAAGAAAAAAGAGCAAAACAAAACTCAAGAAACAAACTTTCACAACAAATAGAAACAGACGAAATTGTTCATTCTACGTTAAGAGAAATTAGAAGAAAATATAATGCTGATAGAATATATGTTATCCAATTTCACAATGGTGGTAATTTTTATACATCATCAGCAATGCAAAAAGCCTCAGTTACATATGAAAGATGTTCTGACGGACTTGAAAGAATAACTGAAAAAATACAAAATGTGTTTGTAAGTCATTATAATTGGTTGATTAAACAAACTATGGAGCACGGATTGTTTATTCACGATTGTGAGCATATTTCCGATATATCAACAAGAGCATTAATTAAAAAGTTTGGAACACAGTCTATGGCGGCATTACCAATTACGGATAAAGATAATCATTTGATTGCTCTTCTTTGTATGGATTGGGTATTCAGTGAGCATGTTGAAATATATTGTGAAAATGAGGAGTTTACAAAGAATTTCAAAGAAGAATTTAAAACTGATACCGAATCGGTTAAAAACTTTTTGATTTAATAATCTAAATCAAAGTTTGGGTTACTAGCTCTATTACCAACCCATCCTGCGGTATCTATTTCATAAAAATATTCGGTATTATATTCTAATTCTTCATTTGTCTCAACTTCTATTGCCATCGGTGATGCGTATACTAATATAGTTTCATTTGTATCTTCATAATCTGTGATTATGTCAGAGTCAATTTTGTCATATCTGTTAAGTTTACTAAGTTCTGATTTTAATTCTTCATTAATACTAAAATAAAAGTCTAATTTTAATTCGTAAGCATCGCTTTTTTGTTGTTCACCTGTGCCACCACAGTCATAACAATCTTCATGACCGCCACCCCCACAGGTATCGCATTCACTTTTACCACCACCATCACAATTTCCACATGTTTCACCTTCTTCGTTTTCACCTTCACCACCACAATCAGAACATTCTACTTCACCTGAACCATCACATTCACTGCAACTAATCTCACCATCACCACCACAGTAATCACAACTTTCCTGAACTTCAGTATCAAATACATTAGCAATTGCGTAGGTAAATCTTTCATTATCTACTTTCCATAGTATTGATTCAAATTCTTTTTCACCATTATTAATGGCATTGATTAAAAATACCAATTTAACAAAATCCCATCCTTCTAAAACGGACATCATTTGTTGATACGGGCCTTTACTGTTATTTAATTTTCTTGATATTTGTGTAACATTTGTATCTTTAATAGATAAAGATAACTTTTGAGCTATTCTAATTAATTTATTGTTTTCCATAATATTTATAAATATACCATTTTTATAATGAATAAAAAACAATTACACGAACAATCATTAAAAGAACTACGTAAGTTAGAATATATCTTTGAAGAAGAATCAAGTGCTCGTCCTGTCGCAACAAGTGTTAAAAATCACTTGGAGAGTTTAGGATACGAAACTAAACGAACAATGGCGGAGGTTGGTGATTTAACTCCTGAATTTGGAGACACCTTAAAAGATGTCGGAAGTGCATTTAAACAAAAATTACCTGATTTAAAAATAAAGTTTGGTTCAGGTAGAGATTTATTCCATAAACAATACCCAAATAGTAGACACAATAAAGGTAATGCTATTGATGTTGTATTCAAAGGGATAGAAAAAGGTGATAAGGATGAATTGGATAAAATATCTACTTTACTATGTGCGTTAAGAAAAAAATATCCAGGATTTACATTTATTGATGAGTATAGAAGACCAAGTAGATTTTCAACAGGGGTTCATTACCATTTATCTTATTCTGATAGTAAAACAGATGAAGGTGGTGGAACCGCCCAATTTTGTTCGTCCTTAAAAAACTTAGATAATTTAGAAGATATTGATTTTGAAAAAATTGATGACCTACAAACAACAGAAAAAACAAAAGACCCTAATAAACTGGAAAAGTTTTTAGATTATATTGGATTAGGAAGTTTAACTGATATTAAATCAGGTGATAAAGAAAGTCAAAAAGAATTGGTATCAAAGGTTCAAGATAAAGAAGATGTGAAAGATACTGATGATGGGTTTGAAATTTTCGGATATAATGTTGACGATATAATAAATAAAATTGATGACATTTTACCTCAATTTGAGTCGGAACAAAAAAGAAAGAATATTTTAGAAACTCTTGAGATTAGAGATATTTCAGGAATGTCAACTTATCGAAGGAAAAATGAAAAACTTAAATCAAGAGATTTTTTTGTTATCCATCATACCGCCGGTAGAGGTGATGCTGAAAAAGTTGTTGGTATTCTTAACAGTAGAAAAGGTGGATTAGGAGTTCAGTGGGTTATAGAAAGAGATGGGTCTATTGTTAGAACATTACCAAGTGGAAGTAGAGGAGCACATACTTTAAATTCAAGTGATTTTCCATCGGCGCCACAAGGAATTAATAATTCTAACGCTGAAGGTGTTGAAGTTATTGGTATGAATGATGAGGACATTTTACCAGTACAGGCGGTTTCAGCACTTAAATTAGTTAAATCTTTGGGTTATAGTCCTGATAGTATTTACGGTCATGGTGAAATAAATCCTGGTCATAAAGCAAAAACTGAGGGTCAAACAATCAAACAATTCATTTTAAAAAACTGGGGTAATAATGAATCTGATTATGATTATTCTATGTTTGAAAATAGGGGAATTGATATTGAGGCGGAAACAAAGAATATTAAAGAACCAAGTAAATTGGATTCATTTTTAGACGCCGTTGGGTTAGGAAGTCTGACAGGTGCTAAAGCCGGTGATAAAGAAAGTCAAAAAGAATTAGTTTCAAAAGTTGAGGATAAAAAAGACGTTAAAGATACTAATGACGGATTTGAAATTTTTGGATATAGTGTTGATGACATATTGGATAAAATTGGTGATTTGTTACCTCAATTTGAATCGGAAGAAAAGAAAAAAAATATTTTAGAAGATATTGAAAATATTAAATCAAAGATGATTAAATAAAAAAACCCCATTTTTCAATGAGGTTTTAATAATAAGTGGAGCCGGGCGGATTCGAACCGCCGTCTTCCCCATCGTTATTATATGGTACTACACGCTTAGGTTATTGTTTTTCTAAACAATCCAAAACTACACAATTCCCTTATTTTATAGTGGTTCGGTTTACTGAGAACTAATCCTCCACTTGTTTCTTTTCGGATAGAAACCACATCACATTACGAGCTTCTGTTTCAAGGCATATGCTTACCGGCCCATAGTAGTTTAATCTTAGATTATGCTACAGATACTTCTTCAGTACGGATTAAACCGAGTGTAGAAAGTTTTGCAATTGTGTTGCCATTTAACATTTGTTACCATAGATTATAGTGATAGGAAACATTTCACTGCGTGCACCACATACTAAAGTATGTGAATCAATGCCAATCTCGGCCCCATAAATCAAAGAACTATGTTGTAAAGATATAAATATATTCTTCTTTAACCAAGTATTTATAAAAAAAAGTTTAATGAGTCAACTTTATCATGCATTAAAAGATTTTACGGAAGATTTAGTTACTGCAAATTTTGTTAGGTACGAAGACGATGAAGATATTTTACGTATTACGAGAGTAAATGAAAAAAATCTTGGTAAGTCTTTGGTTTATTTAACGTTTGATACTGATGATTATGTTGACCTTTTCACTAGAAATAATGATGAAACTAATAACGGTTATTTAATTAGAGTCGCTTTCCAAGGAGGATATTATGGAGGTAATGTTTTTGTTGATGATTATTCTATGGATTATGATTGGGATGAGGGTTATTTACTACATTATTTCAATAATGAGAATTTAGATAGGGTCAAACAAATAGTAAAAATATTACGACCTAGTCTTTCCGTAGAGAATTTAACAGAACATAACGATAAAGTTATTGAAATTTGTAAGTGGTTAAAAAATGAATTTTCAAATGAGATAGATAGTATTATTTACGATTATTCAAGTGAATATGATGAAGCACTCGTTAAAGGATTAAGACAATATGTCACATCTAAATTATGTAACGCTTTACTTCCTTTAAATATCTTTGAGAAAAAATGTACTAATCTCTACATGACAACTGTTGCAATTCTTTTAAATACTTGGGATAAATCTGGTGAAGACAAAGACGCTAAACTTTCAGATATGTTAAAAACAAGTATTGACCAATTGGGAATACAGTTTGATGAAGATTTATATGAAGATTATTACGCATATTTTGATAGTCAAAATTATGATGATGAAGGTTTTAACAGAAGTGTAACTTGGAATCTTGATAAAATCATGGAAAAAATTGAAAATAGTGATAATATTGATTCTTATCGTAAGAACTCTGAAATACTTGAAAAATTATCAAAGTTAAAGTATAGTGAATTTAATAAATGGTATGAATTTCCTTCACAAAAAACATTTGGTGAAAAGACACCAAACAAATTCATAATTCGAGATGTTGATGACGGAAAAATACTTATTACATATAGTAATCATAGTAAAAATGAATTTAACCAAACCGTTAAAATTGATTATGATACTTTCTTAAATTTTTTATATCATCCTGAATTGTTTTAATTGAAAAATGGCTTATCTTTATAAGCTATGATAGAAAATGTTGATTTCTTAAAAAAGGTATTGTCAATACCTACAAAATCATTTAAAGAAGATTTAATGATTGAATTTTTGGTTGAATATTTAACCGAAAAAAAACACAATTTTAAAGTTGATGACTTTGGAAATGTTTATGTCACAAAAGGTGAAATAAACGAGGGTGAATTTTATCCTTGTATTGTTGCACATACCGATACGGTTCATAACATTGATACAATCAATATTCATGAAGAACAACTTAAAGACTCAAAAGGTAATTTAAGTTTATCACTTAAGGCGTATAACGATTTGGGTAACCCAACAGGTATTGGTGGTGATGATAAGTGTGGAGTGTTTGCTTGTCTTCAGTTATTGGAAGTCTTTGATGTAATTAAAGTTGCTCTGTTTGTGTCTGAAGAAGTTGGTTGTTTGGGTTCAAAAGAAGCTGACAGGGATTTTTTTAGTAATGTAGGTTACGCAATTCAATTTGATGCTCCTGACGACTACATGGTAACAGAATATTGTTATGGTGTTAAAGTATTTGAAACGGATTCTGAATTTGAAACAAAGGCTAAAAAAGTTCTTTCTGAAGGTATGTTGTCTGAACCAAAATATATGCAACATCCTTACACTGATGTTTGGCAACTTCGTAAGAAGTTTGATTTTTCTTGTATTAACTTTTCAATCGGATATCACAACTATCACACACCAAATGAATATGTTGTTGTTCATGAAGTTTTTGCAGGTATGAATACAGGTAAAAAACTAATTGAAGAGCTCGGTAAACAGAAATACAAATTCATACACAGTTCACAAGTTTTTAATTTTTAATCATAAAAAAAAGGGGGTTTATTCCCCCTTTTTCTTTCTTGGTCTTTTCACTTTTGGTGTTTCATCAGGTTGGGCTTCAACTTCTGATATTGACACTTCTTCTTCATTGATTTCAATATTGTAGGACTTATCCATTACAATTTTTTCACGTAATACTTCATCTGAAATGTAGTCTTCAATCTTTTCTTGAATCGCTCTTTTCAAAGGACGTGCTCCGTAAACATCATCAAATCCAACTTTTGAAACAAAGTCAATTACTGACTGACCGAAGTTAATGTTATATCCCAATTTTGACAAACGAGATTTCAATTTGTTAACTTCAACCAAAACAATCTTTTGAATATCGTCATTTTGAAGTGTGTTGAATACAATTACCTCATCTAAACGATTGATAAACTCAGGAGCGAAGTGGTTCTTCAATTCTTTGTTTAACATTGTTTTCTTAAGTTCTTCGTTGGTATAAACATTACCTGTCTTACTAAACCCAACACCTGCTCCAAACTCTTGCATCTTTTTCACCCCAAGATTTGATGTCATAATGATTAGACAATTCTTGAAATTGATTTTTCTTCCAAAACTGTCCGTCATGTAACCTTCATCCAACAGTTGAAGTAATGCTGAGAATATATCTTTGTGAGCCTTCTCAACCTCGTCAAATAATACCACAGAGTATGGTTTGGTTTTAACTTGTTCTGTAAGTTGACCACCTTCATCATATCCTACATAACCTGGAGGTGAACCAATCAAACGAGATACGGTATGTTTATCTTGATATTCAGACATATCAACTCGGATAAGATTTTCATCACTACCAAAGATTTGTCTTGCCAATTCTTTTGCCAATAATGTCTTACCAACACCTGTTGAACCTAAGAATATAAATGAACCAATTGGTTTATTTGGGTCTTTGATACCTAATCTATTTCTACGAATAGATTTTGCAATCTTTGTAACCGCTTCTTTTTGTCCAATTACTGATTTATTTAACTCTTCCTCTAAATTAATAAGAGCAATTTTATCATCTAAATTAAGTTTTGTTAGAGGTATTTTTGTCATTGTTGACACCACCTCATAAACCAATTCTTCAGAAATTGTCTTTCTATTATCCAAAAGAGTTTGTTCAAACTTCTTCTTTTCAATATCAAGTTGTGATAAAACTTTCTTTTCTTTATCTCTTAAGTTCGCAGCTTCTTCGTAATTCTGTTTTTTAACAACAAGTAACTTTTGTTGTTTAATTTCTAATGCCTGACGTTTTAATTCGTCAATTATTTCAGGATTTTTCACATCTACCTGAGCTCTTGCTCCGACTTCATCTAAGATGTCAAATGCTTTGTCAGGAAACTCTCTGTCTGTGATATATCGTTCAGCTAAATCAACACAGATTTGTAGAATACTATCGGTATAGTTTACCTTGTGATAATTTTCATATCTGTCTTTAACATTCTTAAGAATTTGTAATGTTTCTTCTTTTGTTGAAGAGCTAACAATTACTTTTTGAAAACGTCTATCTAACGCCCCATCCTTCTCAATTTGTTTTTTGTATTCATCCAATGTGGTTGCTCCAATACATTGTATTTCACCTCTTGATAATGCTGGTTTTAAGATGTTGGATGCGTCCATGGAACCTGAGGCATTACCTGCTCCGACAATGGTATGTATTTCATCAATGAATAAAATAACATTTGGGTTTGCTTGAATTTCTTCCAAGATAACCTTTAATCGTTCCTCAAATTGACCACGATACTTTGTTCCGGCAACAACTGAATTCATCTCTAATGAAAGAATACGTTTGTCAACCAAGTTTCTTGGACAATCACCTTCAAAAATCTTCATTGCCAATCCCTCAACAATTGCCGTCTTACCACAACCAGGTTCACCGATGATAATTGGGTTGTTTTTCTTTCTTCTTGAAAGGATTTGGGCAATACGTAATATTTCGTCTTCCCTACCGACAACGGGGTCTAACTTACCTTCTTCGGCAAGTTTAATAAGGTCACGACTAAAATTGTCTAAAACAGGAGTACTTGAATTTACCTCTGCTTTTTTTGGTAGTTTCCCACCCTCTTCAACTGAATCTGTCATAAAATAGTTTTTATTAAAATTAAATGAATTTGTTCTTAAATTCAACTACAAATGTAACTCAAAATTATTTATCATTAAAAAAAAAGTTATGGCAATTACAAAAGAAACAATCAGTGGAACAAATATTATTTGTGAAATTGAATCATCAAACATTACTAAAACAGATTTCAACACGGAGAGTAAAAAACTAATTGTTGATTTTAAAACAGGTGCTCAGTATGAATATGAGGGGGTACCTCATGAAGTTTATACAAGATTTAGAATGGCGGAATCACAGGGAAGTTTTTTTAATAAAAACATTTCAAAAACATACAAATATAAAAGATTGTAATTAGTTGATATTTATTATTTGTGAAAGATAATAATATAATCCAAAGTTTTTTTTCTAAAGATGAGCTCAACTCAAAAATTTGGGATGAGAATCAAAAATTAAGAAAAGAAGTAAGAGAAAAACTACTTCAAACAGCCAATGAATTTATTGATTTTATTGGTGTTCCTTTATTAATTGAAGATGTTATTTTCACAGGTTCTTTAGCCAATTATAATTGGTCTGAGTATTCTGACATTGATTTACACGTGGTTTGTGATTTTATCCAATTTTCAGATACTGAATTATCACTTTACGAAGAATTATTTAAAGTTAAAAAAACTATTTTTAATACCAATCACGATATTAAAATCTTTGGGTATGAAGTTGAACTATATGTTCAAAACGCATCTGAAGCACATTTTAGTTCAGGGGTTTATTCAGTTCTATATGACGAGTGGGATGTAAAACCTGAAAAAGAAGATTCAAATATTGACACTAAAATTCTTAAATCAAAAATTAATCACTGGAAAAATCAAATTGATACTGTTGTTGATAACGCAACTGAAAAGGATATTGATGAGGCTCGAGAATATATTAAAAAGTTTAAAGAAAAACTTAAAAAATATCGTAGTTCAGGTCTTAAAAAAGAAGGTGAATATTCTTACGAGAATTTGGTGTTTAAATACTTAAGAAGAAGTGATTATTTAGAAAAATTATTTAATTTAGAGAATAATCTTTTAGATAAAGAACTTTCTTTAATGGAACAAAACATAGATTTTTTACTTAATCTAAAAAAATCCTAATTTTCTGTATATTTATAAAGAAAAAATAACATGGCAGTACTTTCGTCGGGAACTTATACTTATAAGTTAATTAATTATACAGGTGTGACTAATTGTGAAGCATGTACTTCATCAATACAACCACACCCAATATATAGTAGTATGTCAAATTCTGCGGACACTATTGTTCAATTAACTGCAATAACCCTTGGTGGATTTAATGGATTAAATAATTAAAAAAAATGAGTAAGATAAAACCAATCGGTAGTGAAAAACTACAAGGAATTGAAAAATTACAAAGAATTATGGAAATTGCGAGATATAAAGAAGCAATCCCAAATTCTATAAATGAAACATCTTCAATTGATTACAGAATCACATTGGCGGATGGTAATACCTATGAGATTGTTAAAGAAAGATTAGGATATATTATTAAGAAACAAATTAACGAATCTACTTCAGATTATATTGATGTTATTAAAAATAGAAAACATTTTTCATCATATTCTGCGGCAATGAGAAAATTAAACTTAATGGCTGGTGAACTTAACAGAGTTAATGGTATTAGTGAAGGTATATCTTTATTTACTGAAGATAAAAAATATATGTTGAAGACACCTCAACCAAAAATGGATGCTCCAACTGAAGAACCTTCAGATTTACCACCACCATCTCCTGAACCAGCTCCGGCACCGGCTCCTGAGGACGCAATGTCAACACCTCCATCAGATGAGGAATTACCAATGTCTCCTGAAGGTGAAGAGCCGGATATGGACATGGATTTACCTGATATGGAAGATATGGGTGGAGAACCGTCAGAAGGTGGTGAAGGTGAACCTGTAACATTTAAGTCTATCCAAAAGTTAACTGGTAAGTTGGCTCAAAAGATTAGAGATTATTCAGGTGAAGACGAGTTATCAAGTAAAGATGTGAAATATGTTATTAATTCAATATTATCTTCTTTAGATTTAAATTCATTAGATGAAGAAGACAAAGAAGAAATCTTAACAAGATTTGATGGTGAAGAAGATTCTGACTATGGAATGGAAGATATGGGTTCAGAAGAAGACGAAATTGATATTGATACTGAAGAAGAACCAATTGAAGAACCTGAGGGTGAAATGGCAGAAGGATTTATGGATGAAATGGAATTTAAAGAAGAAGATTATGTTAATTCAGCTTTAAACAGTATTTTCAGTGAATCAACAATTGAAAAAGTTCTTAAAAGTTATGTTGTAGTTAATGAAAATGAAAAGAAATTTGTTAATAACAAGAAAAAAGAACAAAAAGTTATTTCAGAATCAAAAAAAATAAGATACTCAAAAGAAATTGAAAGATTATCTTTAACTGAAGCTCAAGCTGAAATATCAAAAAAGATTGTTAATAATTTCCCATTTATAACTTTTGTTGGTAAGACTAATAAAGGTAATTTAGTATTTGAAAATAAAAACAAACAACTTAAGGTATCCCCACAAGGTAATATCCTATGAGTTATTTAGTTTTTGTTAACGGATTAGGGGCAAATTACAGAGGAAACAAAACTTACGAGTTTATTTTCTCAGAAACCACTGATGTATTTGGTGATGATTGGGACACAAACCCCGCAAATGGGAATCCAACACCACCTGATACTGAAGAAATTAAAAAAGTAGGAGTATTGAATAGAGACGGAATAGATATGGAGCTCATTCAAAACTCCGATTTTTTTTGTATGAAAGATGCAATTGACAAAGTAATTGCGTTGGCTTGGGAAAAGGATAGTGATAAAGATGATAGATTAGTATTTCACTTTGGAATGAGTGAACAACAGGTTAAAGATAAACTATACGAAAAGGACATAATCCTTGAGTATTACAAAGAAT